AAGATTAGAAACACCATTCTTTGTTTCTGTGAGTTTTGTCTCTATTACTTTTATTTGCTCTGAGGATCGATCAACAGATTCTCTCGAAGAATCCATTGGCATTAAATCTCTTATAGGATTAAATTCTGCCATCATACACTCCTAACAAATGACTCATATACTGATAACTTACGACTTGGATCTAAATCTGCAATTGCAGTGTCCAATTGACTAGTCGCACTAGAGGCAGCTGTATCATTACCACCAACTATTTCCTCAGCTTTGCGAAGATCAATTATTTGAGTTGAACCAGAGAAATTATCTAAAGGTAATTGTGCAACTAGATTATTGACAGAAACATTTGGTGATAGTGAATCTACAGAATTTATATTGTTATTTAAACTTAACTCATTTTTTCTATTTTGTATGACTTTTTGGTTAAAAATAGAGTCACCATCCATAAATTCTAAAAGGTCTTCTTTGTTAAAAATAGGATCATCAACAATAAATTCTAAAAGATCATCTGTACTTAATGACTTAGGAAGTTTCAGAAATCCTTGATTTGTTTCTGTGGTGCCTTCTTCTATATTGTCTGAACTGGATTCTGTTTCATCAGTATTAGGTACGAGTTTAAAATTACCGTCAGGTTGTGGAACTAATTTATAATCATCCTTATTATATCCATATTTCTCAAGTGCTTTTTCGGTCTCTGTAATAATTTTATCATCATCATCACCATCTGGAAGATTTGCAGCTAACTCCAAACCCAAAGAAGTTAAAAGAGCTTTACTTAAGTCATTTGCTACGTTACCTGTTATAGTTTGAATATTGTTCTTTCTTGTTGATACAAAATTAAATACTGATCTTTCAAATCTAGTTCTGGATCTCGTCTTACCTTTTTCAGTTATTTCTTCTTCTAAATCTTCCATCAATTGTTTTCTGTTTGCAGCCTCTATGGCAGCACTTTCAACTAATGAATTACCTATAGCTTCAATATTTTTGTTTATCTGTTCTATTATACCCACCATACCAGCAAAACCATCGACCATCATCTTTTTACTGTCGATTTCTGGTGGCACTGTAGAACCTATCGATAATCCTTGATTTTTTGCGATATCATTTAATACGGATTGATTTGTTGGTACTATGTCTGGAGCATCATCTAACTTACCACTACCATCACCTAAAAATCTCATGGCACCACTACGAGTTGGAACACCACGACCATCATTCATGTTTAAAAGTTTTTTATTAAGATTTAAATTATCTTTAGCTGCTTTAGTAGTAGTTTTTCCAGAAAGTCTATCTACCAACCTACCAATAGGATTACCGAGAATATTGTTTAGTAACTCTCCATAAAAAAGAGTACTAGCAGTTTTACCAAGAATTCCTTTTCCTAAAAAAAATAACATTATCCTAATCCTTGTTGCTGTTGTTGTTTAAGTTTTTCAGCCTCTAAGTAGTTTCTTAGTAAGTTTACATAAATGTCTCTTTCCCAAGGCATCATGTTTTCTATCTCAGTTAAGCTATATTTATGATACTGTATTAGAGAAAATGTTAATTCATAGTATGACTCGGCACTCAAATGAGCCATACTTAACCGAAAAAACTTGCCAGTCCCTCCAATGCCACTTTTGATTTAACTTTAGTGTTTGGATTCTCAACTTCAATTTCATGTGATAGTTTAGGCATTGTATCAAAAAACTTTTCGACCTCTTTGAATTGTATTGAATTTAACCTTTCAACAAATTCAAGTAATTCTTTTTTAGTACAATCCTTAGCTTCCCATGCTTCCTCTTCACTGAAAACCATATCAATACATGATGATATGATATCAAAACTATTGTCTTTATCTTCATCAAAATTAAAATTATCATCAATAAACTGGTCTAGAGATGGATATTTCAATCTCATGGTGTAGGTATCATCAAGTTTGATATCAGGATTATGATCCTTGTCCTTTTTAATTCCTATCTCATCAATATAAATTTGAGCATTGACTTTAGTTTCTCCATCATCAGGACAAGTAATTACAAGGTCAATACTCTCTCCTATAGATCTAGAACGAATATTTAAGAACAAGTATTCAATGTCAAAGGTTGGTAATTCATCTATTTTAACACCTTTCGTTAAAATACAATTCTTTAGAACATCCTTTATAGCTCTAGAAATATCCTTCATAGAATTACTTTCTATCGCAAGTATGAGGATCTTCTCTTCCTTAACTAAGAAAGGTCTATATTTAATTTTCTTACCATTTGATGGTAAATTTAACTCATAAGAAGGTGTAACAATCGTTGGTAATGGCATAACTATTCACTTCAGTGCTTTATTTAGTATGGTCTTATCTCCTTATTAGTGCCTTTTTCATAATATTTTCCGTTCCGTATTTCATATCTTCCTCTCTCTAACCAGATATCTATAACTGTCTGTGATTGTTGCATAAAATAACCACCAGTTGACTCATCTTTAGTCACATAAGATTCATCACCAGTAAATGTTGATGATGATTCGACACTGGTATCATTAGACGTAGCCGTTAACTGTTGATAAACATCTGGAAATGTACCTAACCAAGGATCAAATGAATCTGAATAACCTTTCCAACCAGATCTAATCATTCCTCTAGTCACATTTTCCATCACATACCTTTCATACCTAAAAGTTACATTTAATTTCAAAATAGATCCTGAGTCATAATTTACAGGTACTGATGATATTGATAAAGGCCATGACCTTACAAAACAGTAATACACATAACCACCACCTCTATGAAAAAAATCTTTATTGAACTTAACAACACTCATCGTGCATTTGTAGTCTTTAGGATAATTTAAAGTCATTACTTGATTATCTGCTTTACCATCAGTGTCACCATGAAGTGGATTGATTAATTGAATCCAAGCCTCAAAATATTTCATAACCTTATAATCTTTATCTACCATAAAAGTTAGAGTCACATCATCATAAATTCTTTTGAAAGGCATTCTCTCTGTAATACCTTGTCTATCTCCTGATACTTCAACATCAGCAAATGATGATCCAGGCAATACTGCATCTGTCACATATAATCCTAAGTCTTCATCTATAAATCTTCTAGATATACCTACTCTTGCGGCTGCATTATATACATTTAAGTTAGGTTCCATAAAAACCTGATACTTATTATCAAGAGCCACTGTCTGGAATCTTGATCTTATGGTATTAATTGGGTAATACTTTGGTCTTCTTGACATTATCTCTAAATAGATATCAGCTAGTTATCATCTTTTATTTATGAGCTATAGTGGGAAGTATAGGCCTACCAACCCCAGAAAATACAAAGGAGACCCCAGAAACATCGTTTATAGGTCATTATGGGAACGTAAATTCATGGTATATTGTGATTCTCACGATCATATTATTGAATGGGGTAGTGAAGAATTTTCAATACCATACAGAGATCCAGTCAGTGGCCGTAGGAGAAGATACTTTCCAGACTTCTATATCAAGTATGTTGATGGGTCTAAAAACACTCGTCGTATGGTAATTGAAGTCAAACCAGCAAGACAATGTAAAGAACCAGTCACAAATCCATCAAAGAAAACTAAAACATGGATGAATGAGGTCTATACATGGGGTGTGAATCAGGCTAAGTGGAAGGCTGCAAAAGACTTTTGTGATGATAGACTATGGGAATTTAAAATTTTTACAGAGAAGGAACTAGGTATTAAATGAGTATCGCTTCCCAAATTATACAAGAGGCAGGCAAACGAAACCGCAGTCGTGACTGGTATCGTAGTATGTTGATGACTGCACTGGAAAATTATCAAGGTGCAGAATATGACGATCCTGGCGAATTTGGTGAAGTATCTGGGCCAGTAGAGGTTGGTGAACTATATTTCTTCAACTATGTTGCAACTAAACCAGAGAAGTTGAAGTATTATGACCAGTTTCCTATGAGTTATGTGTTAGGTGTGTTCAAAGATGGATTCCTTGGAGCCAATCTACATTACCTAAATAATAAATTAAGAGAAGGAGTCGCAAAAAGCCTTCTAAATAGTGGCGACGGTGCAGTTGTACCCAGAAAGACAATACACAGGTATTATTTCAGTGGGATACAAGGTAATATTATGAGAATACCCGAATCGGAGATGGCAGAGGTGTCTTTATTACCTACATCAAAATTTATCAATAATGATGGCAATGATCTTCCAGCTTATAGAGTGTGGAGGGATAAGTAATGGCTGTAACACATAGTAGTAGATTAAAAAATTCAGAGGGTAAAAAGTATTACATCTCTTTAGATGATACCTACGGTAATTCATCTTATAGTGTATACTCATTTAGTGATAATACAGACTATGATAATAAAACAGGCACATTAATCTATACAGAACCTCTTAGAATAATGAAAAAGGGAGCCACTGATCATTTAGTAAATGATAATCCAACACTCATTGATGAATATGGTTCAATAGATTTTCTAGATACTGTCAGAAGTCTAGTAGTAAAAGCGGTGTTGAGGTAACGTTATGTCTGATAATTTAGGAGAAGGTTTTAACCTAGAAGAAAAAGAATTTTTAACATTTCCATCACCAGAATTTGATGCATATTTAAATGAAGCTTTTCCGCCAGGTGATACAACAAAACCGCCAATGATGTTACTTGATAATGGACAGATCAATCCTTTATGGCAAGATAGATACGGAACCCCCGAAAATGCTCCTGATAGAGGAGATGGATTTGATTTTGATCCAGAGTTTACGCCAGGATTTATTTCAGTAGGTGATGGTGAGTCTGATAAAGAAAAATCCAATACAAATACAAGAAGAAGCACACCATATCGCAATCCACTCAGAAAAATTGCAAATGGTGGAGTCCTACAGTATCCAATCGATTTAGATACTGATTTACAAGATTATTTTGAGATTCAGATTTTCAGATATAGAGCAGCTGGAGGTTTGCCAGGCATAAAACAAGGAAATCAAGGTTACGAGAAGGATAAAGTTAAGAAATTTAAGAAAGTTAACAACTCATTTGAAACAGGAGGATATCTAAGCGCATCTAATCGAAGAGGAAATAGACAAAATTTTAGATTACAAGATTTGCAGTCAACAATTCAATTACCGATACCTCCCTCTTTAAAAGACATGAATAGTGTTGATTTTACTGGAGGAACAATGAGTGGTCTTGCGGCTGCGATGTTTGGGCCAACGGTGCAAGCATTTCTTGGAAAGGGAAATACTGATGCTTTTACAAAGGCACAAGAACCAGCAAACTTTTTTGATTTTAGAACAAAAGCTAAAAACGTTTTAGAGAGACTTACTGGAACTGCTTCAAAAACTTTTGAAGCACTTGGTGATGCGGTAGATGACAAAGGGTTTAGAAGAGTAACATCACTCAATGCAATTGCTCAGGCTATCGGTGCATTAGGAGTGAGTGTTGATGTCGAACAAGCTATTACAAGAACATCAGGTGCTGTTAGAAATCCTAATTTAGAATTATTATTCAAAGGGCCTTCCTTAAGAAGTTTCAATTTTAATATTCGATTGACACCTAGAAGTCCAGAAGAATCAAAAAGAGTTCGTATGATAATCAGAGCTTTGAAACAACATTCTGCAGCAAAGAAAAATCCACAAATATTTTCTGGAGACGCTGAAGGAGAGTTAGGTGGTAATTTCCTACTTGGAACTCCAGATGTCTTTAAATTGAGATACATCAAAGCCAGAACACAAAGAGACATCAAGGGTTTGAATAAATTTAAAACATGTGCTTTAACTTCAATGGCTGTTGATTATACAGGTGAAGTTGGTAGATTCGCTGCTTATGAAGAAGATAGTCAACCAGTAACGACCATCATATCTCTAAGTTTCACTGAATTGACACCAATATACGATCAAGATTATGCAGAATTCACCGCCCACGACGATGTAGGTTTGTAAAATGTCAAATTATTTCCGCAGATTACCAAATCTTGATTATCCTTCTCTCTTAAAAGACAGAGAAAGTAATACAGATTTCGTTCAAACTAAAAATCTCTTCCGTAGAGCAAAAATAAGAGAAGATTTATTTGCAAATTTCATGCAATTTGACAAATATGAGATTGTTGGTGATGAAAGACCAGATAATGTGGCTGAAAAAGTATATGGTAATGATAATTATGATTGGGTTGTGTTAATGTCTAACAATATCATAGATATCAACAATGAATGGCCTCTATCACAATTCCAACTAAATCAATTTTTAAATGATAAGTATACACCACAAGAATTAGTGAGTATTCATCATTATGAAACACTTGAACTCAGAGACAACAAAAACCAACTGATTTTACCCGCTGGACTTGTGGTTGATGAAGATTTTAATTTAGAATACTTTTCTGGTGGTCAAGTCAAATCAACAAATAGTCTTATAGATGGAAGGCCAGTCAAAGCAGTGACTTTCTATGATTACGAAAACTCACAAAATGATAAAAAAAGAAATATAAACGTTCTCAAGGAAGAATTCTTGGGATTATTTTTAAAAGACTTTAAGAGAATTATGAAATATGACAAATCCTCACAATATGTCAATCGGACACTTAAACGAACCGAAAATCCACGTATAAAGTAAAAAAACCCCTGGCCGTGATTTTGGCCAGGGATTTTTTTTCCGCTTTTTTTGGAATGTAAAGCTAATTTTGGTGGCCTTACTCTTCAGCGAGTTTTTGGAAGTAACTTAGTGCATCATCCTCATCTTCATCATGAGAGGCGGTGGCCACGGCCACGGTCTCTGTGGCTCTGTTTAGACCTTCACTTAGATCTTCATATTGACCACGAGATGTATCTTCTTCAATCACAGGTGCAGGCTTAGACTTGTTACCAAGAACATAAGCAAGACGAGTCTTGAGATCATTATAAGATTTAAACTTATCACTTGATACTAACTCTTGAAGAGAGTATTCTTTCTTCCATAGAGCTTCTAGTGCTTCATCATCAGATAGAAGTGGACTTGGTGCAGCAAATTCTGAACTATCGTAGTTCCAGAAACCAGCTACCTTCTTGATCTTGATCTTGAAGTCAGCACCTTGCCAGAAATCAAAAGGATTGATTGCATTTTCATCCTCAAACTCAGGCTGCATTGACTCTTGAATCTTGTCAAATATTTTCTTACCAAATTTGTATAAGAACACACCACCTTCATTAGAAGGATTAGCTGGATCTTTTACAATGTAAACGTTTGCGTAGTATGATAACTTACGTTTCTGTTTACGTGCAATTTCTTTGTTTGCGTCTGAACCAGAGTTCCACAACTGTGAATTATGTTCAGATACTGGATCTTTTGAACCAAGAGTGGTCAAAGAGTTCTCCATGTACCAACCGCCAGGGCCTTGAAATGCATGAGAATACATTTTCACCCAAGGAATATCTTCTCCCTCTGGTGCTGGTAAGAATCGAATAACAGCATAACCGTTACCTGATTTGTCAACTTCTGGTTTCCAGAGACGTTCATCTCCACCAGATGTAGTATTCATTTTTTCGACTTCTCTAACCAATTTAGATGTTAGTGAGCCAAGCTTGGATTGTTTTTTTAAGTCTGAAAAAGACATTGGATTAATTCGGATTAAATTAGATTAGTTTTGATAGACCATCTGCCCCACCCTTTCGGATTGCATCTTAGGTCAAAAAAGGAGGGAGGTTGGATTCCTGTGTACCAACAAATAACGGGCATTACTACAGTAAGTAAATACGTTATTGCCTGAGACCCGATTGGTTGATCGGTTCTGCATCGCTGCAGCAGCACCACCTGTGTCTCATCACCTTAACCAGCGGTTGCCAGTAAGTTTATTCAGTCACTCCCATGTTGCGTCCAACATTAA